ACAGCCAGCCTCGATGCCACAGCCAGCCTTGATGCCACAGCCAGCCTTGATGCCATAGCCAGCCTTGATGCCACAGCCAGCCTCGATGCCATAGCGAACAACAATGCTCTTTTTTGCCCAGATTCTACCATTAACCACAAAGCGATCATCCAGATCGATTTCGATGGTTTCTTCGGAAATCAGGTCTCCTTCCAGCACATAGTCGCCGTTGGCAATGTGCTTCAAGCCGTTAAACAGTTTATCAATCTTCATCGCTTCTCTTCCTTTCCGTCAATGATGACGCTAACCACGCGGACGCGGCCCAGAGGCTCCAGCAGCATGGCCACCGTCTCCTTGCAGGCCAGCAGGTCGCCGTCCTCATGGATGTCAATCACAAGCCTTGTCATGCGCCCTCCTTGGGTCTGCCCGGAACTGGGGGCAGGCATAGATTTTGTAAGATTTGGCGGAGAAATTTTCCGAGCCGCGGTCCAGGTGGTTCCGGATGATGCTTGGTTCCGCCTTCCAGCCGGAGACGGGTTCCCCTTTTGCGGACCATAAACAGCCTCCGCAGGCATTGATGCAATCCCAGCAGGGCTGGCTATACGGAGCAATGTAGCAGTCCGACAGCTTAATATCCGCAGCCATTACACATACCCCCAAGCGTCCTCGCATTTGAAGCCGGGGCCTTTTGCGCCCTTCTGCTGCCACCGCTCCCAATTCTCCGCATTTCGGCAAGCCGCTTTCCAGTCTTTCATGGGGGTCTTGCCAACCATCCAGCCCTTTGAGGCGTAATAATCGATAAACCCCTGTGGGTCTACCGGCGAATGGCGTTCAGCCACATAGGACTGAACCTCTGCGAGCGTGGGAGGTGTGAAGCGCTTCGCGCGTATAACACTCTTGTCCTCTGTCTTCTGTCTTTTGTCTTCTGTCTTTTGTCTTATGTCTTTAGTAGCCTTTTGTTCGCTTTCTGTCGCTTCATTTCGCTTTTGTTCGCTTTCGTTCGCTTTATTACCACGTCCACCAAGCGAACCGTTTTTGGAATTCACTTCCGCTTTCTGGTTGTCCCGGTCGATGATTGCCCGGAAAACGGGAAATAGCACCGCTTCCCGTCCGGACAATTCCGGGAAAGTACCAGACCGGGCGTATTCCAGAATCGCTACAAACAAGCGTCCGCGCTCAGCATCTTCCAGCGCTGCCGTCTGCTCGATCCAATCGTAATAAGCCTTAACGTAGCACTTCCCCATACGTCACCTCAGAAGGGAAGATCCCCAGCATCCTCAACCTCGCTGAAACCGCCCTGCGGTTCGCTCTGCACCGCGTCACCGCCGTCCCGCTTGGAATCGCCAAAGTACACGCTGTCAGCCACGATCTCGGCGGTGCGGCGTTTATTGCCGTCCTTGTCCGTCCAGTCCCGGATCTGCAAGCGTCCCTCCACAACGGCCATGCGGCCCTTAGAGAAGTACTTGCTCACAAATTCTGCGGTGTTGCGCCAAGCCACCACGTCGATGAAATCTGTTTCCTTCTCGCCGGACTGGGGCTTAAAATCCCGATCAACCGCCACGGTAAAGGATGCCACCGCCGTGCCGCTGTTGGTGCGGCGCAATTCAGGGTCACGGGTCATCCGGCCCATCACAATAATTCTGTTCAACATGAAATAGTTCCCTTTCTGTAAATCATGTCTTCCCGGTTCCAATCCGGGTAAAATGCTTTCATGTACGCTACCAGCCGCACGTAGATGCGCTCGCGGTCTCTCAATGGCCCCTCGTCAAACAGGCGGTGGCAGCGAGGGCAGAGGGTTGCAATGTTCTGCTCGATCCCTCTGCCGCCCTGCGAACGCCGTACCACATGGGCCACCGGCGCGCCTGCGGGAGACCCGCAGATCACGCACTGGTGATTGTCCCGCGCCCATACAACAACCTTCACGGATTGCGGGATGGACGTGGCCTTTGTCATTTTGTGCATCCCCATTCCTCCATCATCCCTGCCAGCTTGTCCGGAGGCAGGGTCTCAATACCTTGCTCCCTGCAATCTTGTACGATCATGTCAATAAGCCGTGACATTTGCGCGGTATCGTAGGTGCTGGAACCGTAGTACAAAACCACCCTGACGCAGCCGGGGAGCTTGCTTGGCATGGTATCTGTCTGCCAGCCAAGCCCGTTATGCTCCCAACCGCTCTGCAGTTTGTCCGCTGCTTCCGCTGTCACGCACACCGTTTCGTTGTTCCCGCCAATCTCCCGAATGTAGCTCCGGTAAATATCCGTCTTGGGTATCCGGGTCTTTTCAGCCAGCCGGTCAACCAGAACCCAAAAGTACGCATTCGCATCGAGGCTCCGCTTCTCCCGGTGTTCCTTGATCTCCACGTCATAGGGCTTGCCCTCTTTCAGTGCGTCAAGCACCTGTCGCGCCTTGTTGGTCTGTATGCACAGCCAGTCACCGGCGGCATCCATAGACCAGCGGAACGATGTGGCATTAACCCGCTCCATAAAATTCCTCCATGCTGGGCCAATGCCCTGTCCGCAAGCATCTTGCCAAATACCGAAGCTTTGGCAAATATGCGTCTCTCACCCAACGCTCATCATACTGGACTTCATGGCTGGATAATCGCCTGGTGTCCACCGCCAAAAAGTAATTCTGCATTTCGGCCTCAGTCAAACGGTATGCCACAATGTTGCATCGCTTCCGATGTCTCCAAAACCCGTAGCCGCTGGCAAACATTTCAACCTGGCATTGCTGCCAATATGCTTTGCTGACCTTAAATACCGGTTTCCCGTAGGTTTTTACCTCAATGATCGTATCCGGAAACTCGCCGTCATAATTTACCCGCAGCCGATATCGCCGTATGCGAATCTGCTTGTCCATTGTTCTTACGCCAATTGCTGACAAGATGCGATGCTCATATGCCGTTCCGGCCTGCATGGCGGGCGTCGTAAAATGTTCTTTACGAACCCCTATTTTTTGCAGCCACCAGCGGCGGAATGTTTCCGTGTCCCACCGCCCCATGATGATTGCTGTGTCTGATGCCCCAAACCATCCGCTCCGGTCATGGTTGTGGATCATAGCCGCATCACAGCCTTTTCCAGCTTATCAATCGTTGCGAAATATCCAAGCATTGTGCCTAACTGTTTTTCGTTGATATTCAATGCGTGCAGCAGATCTTTGTGGTCAAGACCCCGCTGCTCTTTTGCCGTAATGAGCCGTTCCAGTCTCTCCTTGATGGCCCAGATGCTATGGCGGCTCAAATCATCCTCGCCGTCATCCGCATCGGATTCCGCCCATAAGTCAAATCCAAGACCGGTTCTGATGGCAACGCCCTTCACAAATGCTCTGGCAAGAGCATTGTTGATCCGCAGCTGGTTCAGAGTGTCAGTGTAAACCACCATGGATCCATTCAGCAGCGGCGTATCGTATACAAATTCCAAATCGTCAATGTGGATCAACACCCGCACAAACCAGCATTCCGTATCGCGCCCTTTGCTGGTGGACACTTTTGCTTGGGGCCAAAGATAAGTATGAGTGGTTGGGCACTCCACCGGCGCATACCACACATCATTTGCTCCGTTTTCGTGCAGCAGCTTCACACATTTGCCCCAACTCAAATACGGGACTTTGATTGTCTTGCCGTTTTCGTCTTTGGCATCCCGCGTATCGCATTGTGGACGCACATCGATTTTAATTAACTCGTTAAATGATTTCAGTGCCATTTTCTTTCCTCCTATATCTCGCAAACCGCACGGTCTCGCCGTAGCGGTTCTTCTGTGTGACCGTCTCCACGTCCAGCGCCACGCCGTCCCGCCGCAAGTCAGAGACCCGCGCCGTGAAATTGGCGATGCCGCACTCGCTCATGGCCTCGGCCCGTGTGATACTGCCGTGTTCATCCAGATACTTCAAGATCCGCTCACACTGGTTCATATCAGCCCTCCGGGATTTCGATGATCGCGATCCCCATGGCCCGTGCCACGGCTTCCGGATCGCTGTCAACTTCATCCTTGAACCAGTCCTTCGCGCACTCCGGGCAGTAGCACTCGCCGTTGATCAAAAAACCCGGAGCCACATCGTCAAACGCATTGGGGTTCATGACGATGGAACATCTCGCGCACACCGGATAGATCTTCATTTCCACGCATCCCCTCTCTTCCACGCCTTCGTGGCGTTGGATTGCTGGGCGTAACCCGCTGTGATCGCGCCGCAGGTGGAACACCGTACATAGTGCTTAAACGGTGCGTCCGTGGACTGCACCCGCTCACCGCTGTCCATGCCGCATACCGGGCAGAGACTCAGCGGATTGCGCTCATGCCGGTTCGCTCTGTTCATCGCGCGCTCACCACCATATACGCAATGGTGATCAGCAGCAGGGCCAGAAAACTCATAAAGCCAATCCATGCGGAGGCGTCCGCCTTCCGCTGCTCTCTGGTGCGCCGTTCATGCTTTCTCATGCGGATTCCCTCCTTCGATGATATCTACAACCTTGAATACCCAAGTGACCGCGTAGGCCACGCCTAGGATCATAAAAAACAGGTTCCAGCTCATTTCTTCTGCTCCTCCTGCTTACCCTCTTCCTTCGGCACAAACCGCACAGAAACGATCTCCAAATGGTTTTGCCGCGCCCAAAGCATCAAAGCCACTTCTTCAAATGTCATGTTTTTTACCTCCATTTCGTACTGGAAATAAATTCCCACATTCGGCAAAAATTATGATTTGCAATTCGGCGGTTCCTGTGCTATACTCAGCACAAGAACAACTCCCTTTGTTCTGCTTACGCTCCGCCCGGTCTGCAACGCCGGACGGGGCATTTCTTTATGCCCCAGCAAGGAACAAATTGATAAAATACTGTTGGCCTTTGCCGGTCACTTTCACTGTCCGCGTCACGCGGATACTGCCGTCCGGTTGGTTGATAGTGGTCTCTTTGACTTGGAACCATTCGCGATCCATGCTCCGCTGTGTGGGGAGGTTATAACGCTCACCGCCGCCGCAGAGATACCCTTTTTCCCGTAGAAACTTGAATAGGCGGTTCTGTCCAATATCGACGCCGTTCTGGCGGAGCAGTTTTGCCAAATCCCCCACAAGAATGGACGTGTGAGATGCAGATACCGCATCTGCGAACAACACTTTCGGCTTATCTGCTAACGCCTTGTCTTCAAGGTTCTTGATTTTCCGCTCCGCAATTTGCAGCGCCCTTGCCATGACTTTTTCCGGACTGTTCCAGTCTTTTTCCAACTGGATGAAATATTGCCTGGCCAGCTTACCCTTTTCGTTGCGCTGGATCATGCAAATCTCTTTCGCCATGTCGATGGTGAGAACTGCATCGTCAACCGTTCGAGTAACTACGCGCTCACCCTCGCTTTGAACTCGCTCAATTTTGAGCGGGTTGAAATCCTCGCCGCTGGTAAACCCGTATTCGCACATTCTCGGAAACCAGTCTTTATAGGCTGTCTTCACTTCAAGAAAATCGTGCAGGTCTCGCGCAGACACCGCAGGTCTGTCATTCTCATAAGTAACCTTGATTAACTCTTTCATTCGCCCTCCTTGTTTATGTACGAGGACTGTCCAAAATTGGACAGTCGAAATTCATCCGAACAATCCAGCTTTTGAATGTCTCTCATTTGTCCTCCTTCGGGATCAGCCGTGCCGGAGGAACGTTCAGCACCTTCGCCATTTCCATCACCACGTCCAACCGGGGCCATCCGCCGTTCTTCCAGTTGGTCACGTTGCTCTTGCTCATCCCCAGCGCCAGACACACCGCCGACGGGCTAGTGTGCTTTTTCTTGCATACTGCCTTCATGTGCTCGTAAAACACGCTTTCTGTCTCCTTTCTCGTTTACTTTTTGGAACTTTTGCGGTATCCTGTTGGAAAAGGAGGGTTATTATGACCACAGTTTCCGATCACGCCCATACCATACTGGAATACATCGCCGAGCACCCGCGCTCCGCAGAAACAGATATCCTGTCCGCCCTGCAGAAAACTTACGATTTAACGCTGTCCCGCCATCTGCTGATGTACCTGTCAGGCTCCGGGCTTCTGTCCGCATCCTCTGGCTGCTATAAGCTCACCCCAAAGGGAACCGAAGCCTTACAGCAGGCGCGCGATGATGCCGCCCGCCGCTCCAATGAGAAAGCAGAGCGTAAGAAGGATCGCATTATAACGATTGTTCTTTCGATAGTAAGCGCAGTCATCAGCTCGCTTCTCACGCTCATCATCAAGCAGTGACAGTGTGTAAATCTGCTGCGCGGCTTCAAAGTCACTGGACATATCCAGATACACCTGCCAGAAAAGCTGAAACCGTGCGGCGTCCTTTGCGTTGTCTCCGCAAAGCCCTGTCTGCTTGGCCGCCTCGTATGCGTACCGCTTGCGAGGTCCCCACTCAATTCGTTCGTCCATCCCGTCCTCCTTTCGTTTACTTTTCGGAACTTTTGTGATAGGATGGGGCCAGCCCGCTTTTCGGGTGAATACGCCCGGGCTGCAGAAAGGGGGTGCATAGCCATGACCGGAGATGCCAGCGCAGCGGTAGACTTCTACTTTGCTTTCGCTCTTTTCCTTTTCAAGGCTGTGTGCCTGTCCCAGATCCTTGGCGGGAACCATCCCGCCGTTGCCTTTGGTGCGGCATTCGCCGCCGGGTCGCGTCCGTAGTAGGCATCCCGCATCGGCAGCCCCGCTGATGCCCAGCGGGGAGATCAGCCCGTCGGAGCCGGGCCGTGAGTTGCCTTTCGGCGGCTGCACGGCAAACCGTGAGCATGAAAATGGTGCAGCCTGACAATACCGGTGCGGAAGGGTCAAGTGTGCGCGGCCTGTCCTGTGTGGCATCACGGGGCAGGCCGTGTCTGTTTGCCCCATCCTTTCGCAAAAGTCCTTGACAGTTCGAAAAAATGCACTATAATGTAATTAGGTTAAAAGTTACATGACGTGCAATTTTTCGTACCTCATGCGTTTAGTATAGTGCGTAATTACGCACTTTGCAAGAGGTAAATGCTAAATTTTGCACTTTTTCCGTTGTGCCCAAAAATGGAGGTGCAATATTGGCAACTTTGTATGAAAATATCAAGGCCCTTTGTGATGAACATAAGGTCAGCGGCGGTAAAATGTGCTTAGACATTGGAACCAGCAAAAGCCTAATGACGGGGCTGAAAGCAGGGCGCACGAAAAGCATTAATGCCGAAACCGCAAAAAAAATCGCCGATTACTTCGGCGTGTCGGTGGAACGGGTCCTCACCGGGGAAAAAGAAAACGCCCCCGGCCCGCAGGCCGAGAGCGATTTAGAGCGGAGGTTCAGAGCTGCTGCTGCAAAACTTCCTCCTGATTTTCTGGAACGCGAGATTGCGTATCTGGAACAGAAAGCGCAGCAGCTGCACGTTCCAACTGATTCAGATATGTAAGCTGTTCCTCCGGTGGCAGGTGCTTCCATAACGTCACCAGCCGTTCGATTGCTGCGTCGTCCATGTTCTGCGCTCCTTTCGTTCGTACATTCGTTCGATTCATGTTGTTAGCATATCACGTTCTGTTCTAACTTTCAATCCGCATTTTCAAAAATTTCACAGCATCCGGAGGTGTTGATTTTTGCTCCTGGATCTGATCGTTATCGTCGCAGCTATTGAAACATATATCATTATCTTTTGGAAAGAAAAGGTTGACGCCTATAATAATTGTGAAGATTGGAGAAACTATATTGACGGATGCATTCACCTTTTTGATTATAGTTCATCTCTGATTCGCAATGTGAATAACGAGTTGCCGCCAGAATTGGCGTTGAGTGACCATGCGCAGGAACACTGTGACAAGATTTTGGCGGTTTATTCCCAGCATTGGAAAGACTACTTCCTAAAAACCAACATTTGGAATTTAGGGAAAATAGAAAGGCAGTACAACAACGCTCGCTACTATACAGAATTTTTCGTGTTTATTCGAAACCATGCCCACGGGTACGGAGACTTTAAGCCGTATGAGTTGACAGAGAACTATACTAAAAAACTCTCTGAATTTGGCCTTGATTATTATAAAATCCTCTATGTCTCTTTTCAATGGGCGATGGAATTTGACCCGCCCACAATCCGAAATGATCGGGGCAACGCTGAACTCAATGCTAAGTGGTTTAACGCAATCATAACCGGAGAAATGCCGGATTACTGATTTTGGGAGGTCGGCCCATGAAGCACTTTTCCCAGTCAAACCCCATTGTGGAGTTTCCCGTCCGCTGCCCGCAGGACGGCACAACGCATCAGGCTCTCGCATCGGCTGTCTGGAGGTGGGAAGCCCCGCCCCTGCTCAGATCGGTGGAGTGCCACAAATCGTGGGAGTGTCCGGCCTGTCAAAAATGCCTTTCCGTCATGGCGTCTGCGTTTTTTCACGATCAAGAGCCTGAAGATTTCTTTCAGCCTCTTGACCCACGTCTTTTACCAGGTTGGCAAGAGTGAGCAGGCAAGTGGACGCTTCCCGGCTGTATTCAACGCAGTTTTCCAGAAGTGCTGGGTCTGTCCCGCAGGTTCTCCACCATTCCGCCGTGTCATGAGGGAGCCGGTTAAACCGGAAGAAGTCCAGCGCAAATTCCTTAAACCAGCTGTTCAATTCATCTCTGTTCATACGCACCTCCATACAGAACAATCGTACACCTGTTTGATACCAATATACAACATCCATAGTAGAAAGTAAATAGTTAGAGGTCCCCCGCTCCGCCGCCTCTGCAACAAACGACGGAGCCGGGGGCAGCAAGCTGGGGGGGCTTGCCGTGATGTAAGCGTAGCAGAAACAGGGTAGGTAGAGCAATTTTCAAATTAGGGTATTCGACACCTGCCGACAAATTGTTGCAAAACCAAAATTGGTACTCTGCCTGTCCATATCTTGTCTGACAATGAAAGAGGGGGTATTTTTTTGACGATTCAGGAACTATGCAGAGAAAAAAAGAACGCGCTGGGCATGACGGCCCAGGACATTGCCGATGCTTCCGGCGTCCCCCTCTCCACCGTTAATAATTTCTTCGCCCATGCGTCCAAATCCCCAGCCCTTTATACCACAGCTGGTATCTGTGCGGCACTGGGGGTGTCTTTGGACGCATTTTTTAGTATTGGCGATCACTGTACCGCCACGGAAGAAACCTTGCAGGCGGAAAAGGATGGGCTGGAACACCGCCTTGAAAATAAGCGGCTGACCATCGGCCTGATGGAGACGGAGCTGAACAACCTACGTCATTCCGTAAAACTATACAGGTGGATCATACTCGGTTTGTCACTATTGATCGTCGGTCTCTTCGCCTGGTGCGTGTGGGTAGATATTCGCTGCGCCAATTACGGATTTTGGAGGGGACAATATTGAATGTCTTACGCGCAGCGCTTTATCCGCGCGTCAGTACGGAAGAGCAGGCGAAGTTTGGCCTTTCCATCCATGATCAGCAAAACGATCTGGAGGAATACGCCAAAGCAAACGGGATGAAGGTTGTCGGCATTTACCCGGATGCCGGTTTTTCAGCCCGGAAGAAAATAGAAAAGCGTCCCGCCATGATGGAGCTGTTGGCCGCAGTCCAGCGGAACGAAATTGACATTATTCTGGTCACAAAGCTGGACCGGTGGTTCCGCAATATCGGCGAATATTATAAGATGCAGGATATCCTTGAAGCCCACAATGTGTGCTGGAAAACCATTTACGAGGACTATGACACCTCCACCGCCGCAGGCCGGTTAAAGATCAATATCATGCTGGCCGTAGCCCAGGACGAAGCAGACCGGACCGGAGAGCGGATCAAGAAGGTGCTGGACGCAAAGAAATCCCGAAACGAAGTCTGCACCGGCCATCTGCCGAAAGGATACAAGATCGACGGAAAATTCGCGGTGATCCACCGCGAAGCAGAGCCGGACATCAAAACGTTTTTCAGTGTGTTCCTGGAAACAGGCTCCATCCATAATGCGATCTCCGCAGTCCCCAATTTGAAGCTGCAATACCGAACCGCAAGCAAAATGCTGGACAATCGCGGCTATGTCGGAGAATGGCACGGTCTGACTATCCCGCCATATTTAACCGCAGAAGAGTTTGCCCGCATCCAGACGCTGCGCAGACGGCTCCAGCGGAAGGTGGCCCAGAACCGGACGTATATTTTCTCCGGGCTGCTTGTATGCGGAGACTGCGGGCGGAGAATCGGCGGCAGGCCGCGCAAGCTTGTAAACGGCGAATCCTATGTGTACAGCTGCGATGGTGCCTATCAGTATAAGGGCTGCCCCAATCATGCAAATATTATGGAAGCCACGATTGAACAGTATTTACTGGAAACGATTGACGCAAAGATTGAAATTTTTGCAAATACCAAAGACGAACCCAAACAGGATAGCAAAGAAATTGAGGAAAAAGCAAAGTCTTTACAAAAGAAGTTAGCTAAACTCTCTGATCTGTATCTTGACGATCTGATCTCCAAAAGCGAATACGCAAAACGCTACGCCGACCTGACGGCCCAGTTGGAAAGCGCCGAGGCATTGCTCCGCAAGCCTCCCGCAAAATCCGCGAAAGACCTCTCCGAGGCATTCTTTTCCGGATGGCAGGATATTTATAAAGAACTTAGCAGAGAAAACAAAAAAGTGTTCTGGAAACTAAAGCTAAAAGAAATCCGGCTGTACCAAGATCGCCGGATAGACTTCGATTTCCTTTAATTCCATAGTTGTACTTATCCAAATGGTTAATGTAATCTATGGAACGCCCCCGCCCATTGTAGGCGGGGGCATAATTTATTCATGTTCCACGATCCCGTGGTAATACGCCGCCAGCTTTTTCTTTGCTCCCGGACCGTCCTTGTCCATCAGAAATGCCCTTGCCATATCCGCGTAAAACTCCGCAATGGACACGCCGTATTTCTCCGCCACGCCGGAATAATCGGAATACATCATGTTCATGGTGATCCACCAGCAGGGCCGGGAAACCTTTTCCCAGGTCATTCCCATACTTTCCGCAACAGCGGTAGTCTGGTCAACGCCCCAATGGGGGCCTGTGGTACCGTCCTCGTTTCGGAGCATTGCAGACCACGCCGTCGCATCCTGTTCTGTGAAGCCGTCAGACGTGCGGGTGCAGTCTTTCATATCGGCAAGCGCAGACCAGCAGTCCAGCATCCCACGGATCGCGCAGGCGGACCGTTCGCTGGCTGGCATCCGCATATACTCAGAAATGCCGTGTTCCAGCTTTTCCAGATATTCCGTGATCTGGTCTTTGTTCATGCCCATAGTCCACCTCAGATCTTCTCAACCCGTGCGGCAACGTTGTTGACGGTGGAAGCCGCACCGGTCAGCAGCAGGGTCAGCACGGAACCGGTGGAGCAGCAGCCCAGTCGGACAGTCGCAGGGAACGCCAGCGTCACGGTATTAGCAACAGCCGCCACCGTAGCGGCAGCAGTTGCGCCGGGGACGGCAACGCCGTCCTTCAAAAGCTGAACCGTCACCGTTCCGGCGGCGTCAGGTACGGCTTCAACAGACACGTCCACATCGTAGTAGCCCTGCCCGTTGATGGCGATCCCGTTTCCGTTCAGATTGCAGTTGCATCCGTAGCGCCGGACGATGGTTCCCAGAGGGATAATGCCATTCGCCGCAACGGCGGTCGGTGTCTGCATCGCAGTGTAGATCAAAGATTTGCAGCTCATATAAATAACCTCCTAATAATAAATGGGCGGAGCACCGGCCCCGCCCGTAACCCGGCCAGAAGGGCCTAAACTATTTCCGATCCGGAAATAGCTGCTTAGATATTGCCGCCGCAGCCGTTGTTGCAGCCGCAGAAGGGAGAGGGACCGGCGTTGTAGGTGTAGCCGGTGGGATACCGCACTACGCCGCACAGCTGCTCACGCATGTAGAGCTGGTTGTTGGCCTGCTCCAACTGCGCGATCCGACCCTCAAGCTGGCTCTTTTCCAGAGCCGCGAACTTGGCGTCAATGTTGGCGTTGATTCCGTCCAGCGCCCGCTGGGTGGTGCAGCCGCACTCCGCCATCTGAGCCTGGATGCCGTTGGTGCTCTGCATGATGGCCATGTTGGTGCCGTTCTGGGCCTGCATCATCTCCTTACCAAGACCGCCGATGCTGCCCTGCATCTCGTAGCCGAGATTACAGATGCCGTTGCCGATGTTGGTCAGGCGGTCATCGATCCGGCCAAAGTGCTGGCCGAACAGGATGTCCTGCTGGCTGGCCGCCGTGGCGTACTGGCCGAACTCACCCTGCCGGGAGCCGAAGCCGAAGCCACCGCCACCGCTCATGAGGACAAACAGGAACAGGATGATGATCCACCAGGCACCGCTGGTGCCTGCGCCGTCATTGTCACGGGTGACAGCCGCGAGATCGCTCAAAGTATAGTTATCCATATCTGATCTCCTTTCGAAATTTAAAACAAGCCGTTGCGCACCGGCCTATTTACCAAGAAACGCCATGAAGTCTTTGGCCTGCTGCTGGAGCTGCTGGAACTGATCCTGAGACATGGTTCCGTCCGCCAGCAGCTTTTCAACCTGCTGCTGCGCCCGTTGTGGCGTCATGTTGGCCGCGAACTTCCGAAACTCCGCCATCATGGCGATGGGATTATTCGGCATTCTGCTTCCGCTTCCCCGGAGCATCTGCATCATCGGGTTTGCCACTCAGCATCTCCTCCAATCTTTTCACACGGTTTTCCAGTCCGGCCACGTCCACCGGGGCCGCTGCCTGATACGGCGTCACCGTGTAGGGTGTCACCGTGGCGTAGCCTGCCCCGTCCGTCTGCTTGAGCCACACAATGGGGTCATGCTCGTCCATCAGCAAGATGGAGCTGTTAGGGGCCATCCGGAAGGCATCAGCGCCGTTCCGACCGTTGACCCGGGTAACTTGTCCGCCAAACGCTTGGGGCGCTCCTGCGGCACCCTGCGGGGCCGCAGATGGGTATCCGTAGGGGCTTCCGTACCCCTGATAGGGATTCGCAAAATAATTCATAGCGCACCTCCTTCTACCTTCATGATACAAAAAATCCGGACAGCCAAACTGCCCGGAAACTGCCTGTATTCTGCCCTTAAACTGCCCAAAGAAAAGCCGTGTCCGAATCGGACACGGCTTTCTCTATCCCTGCATATCATCCGCTATTTTTGCGTAGGCACGCCGCCGGATCTTGGCCAGACCGTCCACACTGACGTGCAGTCGGTCGGCTGTCTGGATGCAGCTTTGACCATGGACATCCACCGCCAGCACCGCCGTCTCTTCGTCAGCCGGGAGGCCAACCAGCCGGACGGCCTGCTCCGCCCGCTTGGGGGCCATGCCGGATAGCATGGCCCGCAGCGCCTTATGCTCACTGTTCATGCTCGCAGTTTCAGCTTGCAGAACGGGATATCCCGTGGGCGTTTCCGCCGCCTCACATCTCCTTTCGTTATTTCCCGGCCAAACGGGCGTTCTTCCGAACTTTCTCGTTTACAAGCGCCTTGTTGTAATGCCGGGTGCTTTTGCCTACCCCCAGATACTCAAAAAGTGCGTTCCGCTGCTTCTCACTCAGACCGGGCATATTGTACACCGCCTGCATGATCAGCAGCCCCTTGCTGTTGGGGATCGTCTCCCCATTTCTGTCCTTGACGCTTTCCAGATCGGATACCTGCGTTTTCAGCGCCACATAAATTTCCGGCTTAATGCCGTACTTCTTCTGTGCCTCCTGCGCTTTCAACACCCACTTGTCCGAGATCTCATAGGTTTTGTCCGTCTCGTGCAGTGCCGTCTTTTTGGCGTAGGTCTCCGCGCTGGACAGGGCCTTGTCCTTCTGCTCGTCAGTGAAGGCCCCGAACACCTGGCTGTCCTCCAACCCGGATTCCATGGAGCTGTAAAGCTCGGACTTCCTGCGGCTGTATACGATGTAGTCATCGGAGCTGAGATCATTTTCCGTAAATTTGTCCTCGCCCTCGCCGGTGCCGTACCGGTCTTTCGCGCCGATCAGACTTGCAGCCGCGTCCGGGAGCCTGAAATCCTCATCGTTTTCCCGTTCCTTGTCCAGCTTGCTCCGCATACTGCTGTCAACGGAGCTGTTGTCCAGCGCCATGAAGTCTTTTAGCTCCTTGCGGATGTGCTCATAGGTGGTCAAATCGCCCTGTTCCAACGCCTTGAACGCCAGATTCAGGTACCGGCTTTTGTTTGCGGTGCTGTAAATATTGTATGTGAATTTCTCAAATTCATATTCCAGCGCCACGCTGCCGGTAGCTTGAACAGCCGTCCGGACTACCGCCATTGCGTCCCGCTTGATGTTGGCTACCGGCAGGCCGAAAAGCTTAGAACAGGCTGCAAACATATTTGCCAGCGCTTCTTCTCTGGTCTTTTTGCCGCTGCCGCCCATGCTTGCGGTGAAATCCTTAGAGGCAGATACAATGTCAGAAAACACCTGCATGTCCGTCCGGGATACGCTGTACCCCTGCGTTAGGGAAAGAATATCCTTCACAAACGGGATGCTTCCAAGCTTGTTGACGTTGCTCCCAAGGTTTCCTTCCAAAACGATATGCTGCAGCAGCTCCTTGGTGGTCTTCTCACCGCCGGTAATGCCGGTCAGTGCCGTCAGGAACTTTTCCCAATAATCCTTGTCCGGATCATCGTCACGCCCTGCGTCTGCGATGCTCTGGGCCAGTGCGTTAACTACGTCCGTCACCAGCAAAGCAGCTGCTGCACGTCCCACGGTTTTAATGGCCTTGCTCCGCTTGGCAGGGTTCTCTTCATAGCGCATATTGTCCCATGCCCGCATGAACACGTTCAGGCTCATGATGGGTTCGCCCATGAACGAGGTCGCCTGCTTGGCAAGGTCGCTCTTGCCGCGCATGATGTTGGAACGCTGCAAAATGCCGTCTACCACCTGCGTCTGGTCGATCATGTTAGTAAACACTTCATTGACCGCGCTGTAAAATTCACCGCTGCCAGCCCGCAGATTGGGTCTCTCCCGCTTCACCTGCCACTCGCAGGCGTTCCAAAGAGCGCCCCAGGTAACGGCGTCCGCTTTCCCTGCGGGAGCGCCAGCCTTGTCATTGATCTTGCTGGCGATGCCCTCCTTGCCGTAAAAACGGTCATTCAGGGTATAGGGGGAGGAAATGTCAAAGCTACCAACATCCTTCCGCATGGCAATGGGAGAATGCGTCAAAGCCTTTTCCCAGCCGTTTCCCTTCGTAACGCCGCCGGTCAGTCCTCTTGCCATGTCAGCAGGATCCAATACGGCGGATGCCCGGAAAAAGGCGGACGGCTGCTGGATGACCACACGCACGTTCGCACCGACGGCAGCGCCCTTAAAGCTCCCGATGCCTTTTGCAAATTTATCCGTCAGCGGTTCAAAATCCTTTGTTTTGATGCCGTTCTGGATGTCGCCCATCAGTTTCTGCCAGTACTGCTGAGATCCCTGTCCGCCCTTCTCTTCCAGGAAGCCTTTTACGGTCTGAATGAGATTGCCTTCACTGTCCCGGAACTGGAAGTTGTACAGCCGGTTCGCATCCTCCATGGGGCACAGCCACGCCGCGTAGTCGATCATATCGGATGCGTGGTCCGCGAAGGTGTCAAACACCCCTCGGATGCTCAACGGCGTCGCCGCGTTGGGCTTCACCGCCTGCGCCATGCCGATATTCTTAATGGAGCGCACATTCCCGCTGTCCTTCTCCTGTGAGCTGTGCAGTGCTTCCTTTGCGGATTTAATGGGCCAGTAGTCCTGCTCTGTGAATTTCTTATAGCCGTAGGCTTTCATGCTGGCTTCGTTGCCGTAGTTGGCAAGAACACCGGTGGTCAGCTTCTGCAAACCGTCCGCGATCCTGATCTGCTCCGGGGTCAAAACCTTCACAATGGACTGAATATCCTCCGCGGAAAGATGGATCACGTCCGTGCCTCTGGGGATCTTGGTCTTGCCGGGAATCTTGATCTCCGGCTGCACGATGCCGCCTTTCAGCAGGTGGTCCTCCGCCTGCTTGCGTTCGCTTAGCAGATACAGCTCCATGGCCTGTGCCGTGGTCAGGTCCAGCTCATGGCCTTCCGTTGTGGTAAAATGGTGGACTTCCTCATTCATGGACGTCACAGCGTTTTTGCGGATGCCGGTTTTCGCGTCGCCCAGGATCTGGTGAACCTTCTCCGCCACATCCCGCGCCATGATCTCCTGATGGTCCTGCGCGTTCCGCAGCATCCGGTAAATGTCCTTGCCGGTTTTCCCAAAGTGGGCAAAGAATGTATAAGGCGTTTCCAGACTGATCGCTACGTTGTTCCCCAGTTTCCGCCGCCGGGTCATGCCGTCCATGCGGAGCGCATCGGCAAACTGCTTGGTGGTCGCAAATTTTTCCGACGCCAGCGTCTTGCCTGCCGTGGTCACGGAATGCTCCACGGATTTCAGCACGTTCCACATGGTTTTCAGCTGCTCTGTGGTCAGATCCGCAAGGCGGGTGTCTCCCATCTTGATGACCTCGCTGAATCCACCGGCCACATCGTCATCGCCCAGCAGGGACGGATCCACCACCATATCGCCATCCTGGGCGATCTTCTGATACTGCTCCTTCAAATTCTGGAACGCCACCGTCCGGTTTGTCGGCGTACCAGGCTCCTTGTAAATGCGTTCCTTTGTCACGGGGTCCAGCGTAAAGGACCGTGCATTGGGGCTGCTCTCCTGATTGATGCTTTCCAGCACCTTTGCCACGGCGGAGCGCATATCCTCCGGAATGTGCTGGTTGTCCGTGGGCCGCAGCAGCTTTTGAGACAATGCGCTGGCGTGTCGAACGATCTTAGCCCGCAGCTCTCTCCGCTTCTGATTGTCCCGCCGGGTCACGTCCTTCTCCCGGTAACGCTCCTTCAACGCCTGCACCTGCTCCGCACGCCGGGTCCGTTCTTTTGCAAGTGCCTGCGCCGTGCTTCTTAGGCGCTTTGCGTCCTGTCTGCCCTGGGCCATCTGCCCTGCCAAAAAGGCGTCATTTGCCGCCTGTCTGCCCTGAAATCTGGCTTCCTGCACCTGCTCCGCTGCCCGGTCCGCAAAGGTCTTTTTCGTCTGAGGCAGGTCAAAGAACCGGTCCATAATGTCGTTGGAGATAGACGCCACGGCCTGTCCCATGTAGCCTTCAAAGGGGTTGTACTCCGTCACCTTGTACAGCCGGTTCGCCACGTCCGCGATCCGCTGCACCTGGTCGGAGATGTTGGTATCCTGCGCTTCGTTGAAAAACTCCGGGTACTGGCTGGACAGCTCGGAATAGATCTGGTCAACGTTGGTGTGTTCGCCCTTGCTGATTTTCAGCTTGCCGAACAAGCTCTTGCGGAACTCGTTGAAGTCCGTGATCTCGGCGGCATCCGCTTCCGTCAGCGTCAGCTTGGTGTCTTTCAGATACTTCCGCAGACCGGCGTATTCCTTGTATGCCCGGTCGTCCACCTCCACGGCGCTTTCCGCGATCCGCTCCGCAATGGCATCAGACCGCCTCCGCGCCTCTGCATAGGTCAGCTCGTCCCTGCCGTCCTTGCCGCTGGCAATGTAGTCATACAGGCTTTGCAGGTCTCCGGCAATGTCGCTGCCGCTGATCTCCGCGCCGTAGTCCTTTATCAGTGCATCCGCCGCCTTCTGAACGGATTTCCGGTCGGTGGTCACGCCCTGAGACCGTCTGGTCTGGCCCTTCCAATACTCCACCCGCTCTTTCAGGCTCTCGTTCTCCCGTTTCAGCGCCGCGATTTCCTGCGCGTTCTCCGTGCCCTTTAGGGAGAATTTCGCATCATCCACGCTGTTAACCTTCGCAAGACGGTCCGCCTCGTCTCCGGCGATATACTCCACCGTGTTGACACCGGCGTTCCGCAAGGCGGTTTTCAGGCGGTCGCTGCTGTCATCCGGAATCACCGCCGCCAGAACCTCATTGAACCCAACGGCCCGCTGGGGCTTGGCTTCAAAGTATTCCGTTGGCAGAGCGGCGGCAGAACGATACAATTCCTGAATCTGCTTTGCCGTCACGTTACTGATCCTGTAGCCCTCTTTGGCGAACGTCCGCATAATGGAATCAATGGTACGCTTGCCCTTTGCCGCTTCCATCAGCACATCACCGATGATTTCGCCCTCCTCAAAGGAATTGTCGGAATGGGCTTTAGTGCTCTGCATGATTCGCTGGGTTACGGCGCGGATTTTTGCCTCCACATCTCCCAGCTGCGCCTTATAGCTGTCCGTGTCCACGGCTCCCAGCCGCCCGCTGTCCTCCCGGATTTCCTGAATGGTCCGGTAAGATGGCACCGCGCTGGCCTGTAAGCCTCCGGCAGTCACGCCGGATACTTGCCCGCCGCGCTCCTCCTGGGTTTCCTGCATGGCCTTGACGATGTTTTCCAGCGTGTAGCTGTAATGGGTCTGCGCAAAACTGCGGCGATTGCCGGAAGATGTGTACGGGTCCTTTCCATTGTTGATGCCGGGTTCCCCGAACACGCCGTCCAGCTGTTCTTCAACCCAGCCCGCCACATCCTCGTTGTCGGTCAGCTCATGCAGGCGGTCCTGTGTGCCCCATCGGTCGATCTCGCCTTTAGTGGCCCCGCCGTCCTGATAGTAGTCCCATGCGTGGCGGGCAAGGCTTTCCAGCGTAAACGGGCTGACGTTTTCCATGCTCTTTTCAATGCGGGCATTTCGCTTCTCGGCAATTTCTTCCTGCGTCCAGCCTCGCTTTTGGGCCATTCTCTGTAAAAGCGCCTCGCCCGTGTCCCGGTAATAGTCCCGCAAAATGTTCCGGAGCCGTTCCGCGTCATCCCCCAATGCAGTCTTCACGGACTGCCCCAGTTCAAAATTGGCGTTGATCTCCGCAAGCCGCTGTACGCCGATCTCGTTCACCACGGCCTGCACAGTCTCATTGCCGTACTTGTTATCCCACACCTTGTCCTGATAAACCGGTTTCAGTTCTTTGCCGTGGGCCTCTAGATAAGCGGCCCGCACCGCGTCATCTCGTGCCAATGTCTTTGCGGCGGCGCTCAGAGAATCGCCGCTGACTTCCTCAATGCCGTGGCTCCGCAGAACGCTACTGCTGGCAAAAATGCCGTTGGCAACTTTCTTGGAAAGCTCGTTGATTTTGGATTCCGCCGCCAATGCGGCTTTTGCGTTGACCGGGTATTCCACGCCGGGGTTGGTGGGGGTGTAAGCGTCTCCGCCGTACACCTTGTTCCGGCTGTCCGTCTGCGGGTCAATGGTAGACTTGTTGAACAGCAGCGAGATGGGACCGTATTTGCTGTGTCCGAACTTTGCCTTAACCACGGCAATCGACGGCATGGGCAGCCCACCCAGCTTCAGAGCAGCCATAATGCTGTCCTCGTCCTTGTTATGCACGGCAATCAGTTTGTCCGTTTCCTCAACGGGGGCTTTCAGTGAAAATCTGGTGCTTACCCTGCGATTTTCCGGGCCTGATTCAGAATTTGCTGTTCCGTTGCCGCCTCGTTCTTCGAGAGAAATTCGCACATTTCCATCTGCTGCGGTTCCTCTCTCAGCAGCAGAAACGTTGTTGCCTGCACGCCCGCTCTTGCTTTTGATGTTTTCAAATATCCGATCAAGACTTTTTCGATTTCGGTCAATTTCTCCATTACTACCCTCCATCCAAAGCTTAAAAACTTCATATTGCGCCGCCGCTTTTTTGCCGCCTACCGCATACAGCGGCGTGGCTTCCGTACCGTCTCCGATGCCGTAAATTGCAAAGACCTGATTGCCCTTTTCGCTTGCATAGGCCCATTGCGTAGCTTCATCCAGCGCGTGGGCGGAATCCGTGATTTCCTGCTCCATGTGGCTGTTCAGCAGAGACCATTCCTTTTGCGTCAGGTTCGGTCTCCAGTATTTGCCCTTTGCGGCATATCTCGTCTCACTGATTGTACCATCAGTCTGCCGGTTCTGCAAGCTCTCCGCCTGCTTGCTGGCCGCTTCAAATGCCGCCTGTAATTTCCCTTCCACCGTCTGGGCCTGCCGCTTGGCTCTGCCGGTCAGCTTGCCCACGATCTCATGGATGGCGTCCCGCAGCTTTTGCAGCAGCGTCCGGTCGGCGCTGTGCTTCTGGATGAAATCGTCCAGCACGTCGCTGTTTGCAATCATCTCACCGGCGTAGTTGGCGGTAGCCTCGTCCAATGCCTGTTCGTAGCTGGTTTCAACGCCCGCCCGGTTGTACTGGTCAAGCAGGATGTTCGCCGCTTCCTGCACGTCCGGCATACTGGTGACAGCGTCCCGAAACGCCCGGTACTGCTCCGGGGCCAACTCCTGTACACGGTGGGTCCACTCATGGCCTACCACCTGCAAAACAGGGTCCACCGCGTCCTTTGCGATCAGAACGTCGCTGCCGGTGATCTGGCCGTTTGCGCTTCCGCCCAGCACCTGATCCACCATCCGCGTCCGCACGCCCAATGCCTTGGACACGGTGTTTACCTCGTCGGCAACAGAACTGTCCATTTCACGGGAAACATAATCGTCGAACACAAGGCCGCTGTCCATTCCGGCGGTTTTGGCAAACTGCGCCGCCCGCTTCTCTCTTGCAAGAGACGCCGCCGCGTCATTCTGCCCTGCCACATACGCCGCAAAGGATACCGCGCTGGTGCTGTTGGGGTTCTTCTGGTTGGTCATGCCTGCGTGATACGCCCGCAGAAATTCCCCGGCGTAGTCCCCACGGTCCGTCCCCTGATACGCCGTCTGAAACGCTTTTCTGCCGCTGTCCCCCAGCTTGTCTGCAATGCCGGTAAAGGTTTTCTGCACGGCGGCTTCTCGCTGCCGCAAAACCTGTTCCTCCATGGAAACGGGATTACGCACAGTCTGCCGCTGGACGGCTTCCTGAATGGCCCTCTGTGCGCCCTCTTGCTGGGTCTGTACGTTCGTTTGTGCGGGGGCGGTACGTGTACCCTCCTGAACGTCTGTGCGCTCCTGTGCGCCCTGCTGTGCGGTGCCCAGATCATAACGATATGTGTTAGGGCTGACGATGCCGCCCATCGCGCCGGACGTCGCGCCCACCAGGAAATCATACAAAGAATCAGAAAGCGTTTCCTGCGCCGTAGCCACATCGCCGCCGTAAATGCGGGGCAGCTGCCATTCCATCCAGTCGCCGATAAATTCTTCCAAGCCTTCGCCAACCGCTCCGGCTCCGAAGGTCAGCGCCGATCCCAGCGCCTTTTTACCGGCTTCTGTTTTGGCAAATTTGTCTACTGCGCTGCGGATGCCGCGCTCCACCACATCGTCCAGCGCACCGCCGCCGTATGCCTTTGCGAAGGGCAGTGCAATGTTGAACATTTTTTCGGTAAAAACCTCTTTCGCAGCAGATGCCGTACCGTACAAAAGCTGTCCCTTGTAATCCGCGCCGTCCTGACGTGCCTGCTGGGTAGCCCCGCCGAAGGCGCGGACCGCAAACGGAGCCATGCCCAGCGCGCCGCCTGTCAGAATACTGGGGATTGCGTCAAGACCGGTCTGGGTCATGGATGCGCCTGCGTCTACAAGCATGTTGCCAAGGAACCCTGTGCCTTCTTTTGCCCGTTCCAAATCGGCCTGTGCGCTTCCGGCAAGCTCGTCCGCCTTCCGGTATGCTTTGTCAGCTACCTCCTTGTCGGACTGCTCCACCGCTTTGGTGTAGCCCTCATGGGCTGCGATCCGGCGTTTTGCGGCAGAAAGGTATTTCTGCACCTGCTGTACGTCCACCGCAGTCATGGGCTTGCCGTCGGCCCACTTTACGTCCCGCAGCATCTTTTCATACTGCTTCACCGCGTCATGGTCGCTTTGCAGAGCCGCTCCGGCGTTCTGATTGGCGATTCTGGTATTCAGGTAGCCAGCGCCCTCAGCCAGTACGCCGCCTACGTTGGTATATGCCGCCGCAGACGATTTCGCACCGCCCTTAATAGTATTCGCCACACGATCCGCAAAGGAAGGCGTATTGCCAGTATCACGCGGTTCCCGCTTTTGAATGTCCTGCAACAGGCGGCTGTTTGCCGTGTTCTTCCGGCCAACATTGTCCATAGGCAGGCTTCCCTGCTTCTTTGCAGGAGCCGTCGCAGGTGCAGTTTTCTTCTGCGGAGAGGCCCCCGCAGTGGGGGCGCTCTCCGGTTTATTAAAGTGGCTCCGATCCAGCTTCTGTACAGTTTCCGCCGCGCCGGACGTGTCTTTCTTGTTCGTGCCTGTTGCCGTTTTGCGATTGCCTGTTCCAAAATAAGACCGATCCAGTTTTTGTGCCATATCACGCCTCCTACGCTCCCAGCATACGGTTCAATTCTTCCTGCTGCTTGGTGCTTAAACTGTCAAAATACTGATTATACAGTTGGAACGCTCTATCTCCACTGCCTTGTGCGACCAGCGTTTGAATCGAACGCTTCAAATCGCCAAAATTGGGGACATTGCCTGAACCGGCAGCGCTGGGCCGTTCATATCCATAAGCGCTTTCCAGATATTCATCGCTATATCCCGCATTGTGGAACGCATCCAGAACATCCTTCGTGAAAATGCCCTGTTTGGCATTGTCCTTTGCAACGCTCAGCTTCATGCCGCTATCCCCGCTTTTCTTTCCTCCACTGCTCCCGCTGCGTCCGCTCTTCGCCTTTGCCGTCTGCGCGATCTGATACGCCTGCCGCATGCTTTCGATCTGGCTGTCGGTGTAGCCAAGCGCCTTGTAGCCGGAGAAATCACCGTAGGACGCCATCATCTCCGCCTGCTGCGCCGCCTTGTTCCATTCGTCCTGAGACATGTTGTAGTCCCATTCCTTCTGCTTCCACTGGTTGGCAAGCGCGTCCTGCGCCTGCTGATAGGCAAAATTCCGGTCCGCGTTCCACTGGTTCAGTTTGTCTCCGTACTCGCCGTATTCCCGGTCATAGGCATCGCTCAGCATACCCAGACTGTTCAACTTGTCGCTGCGGTCCTGCTGATACATTTCTCTGGCAGCCTGCTCCAGCTTGCTCATCCAATCGTTGTATTCCTGATTGGCGACGCTGGCCGCATAGGAGGATGCCAGACCGCCGGTGCGGGAGGATACCTGCCCCAGCAGATCAGCCATGCTCATCTGACCGTTGGCCGCATACTGGTCGCGCAGGGCAGCGTACTGATCTCCCTGTTTCCAGTCCGCCAGATTGCTGTTGAGGATCTGATCGATCAGCGCCCGCATTTCGGAATCGTAGGTATAGTCAAAGCTCGGCCTCCCGGCGTCGCTGGTGTTGAACCCGTTGTTGACCAGCCCCTGCAGAAAGTCCACGTTTCCAACTGTGGGATAGGGGATCTGCTGCCCAGGCGTATAGTCCCTCATAAAGTCATCGTAGGACTTCACTTGCCCTGCCGCCTGCGCGAGAGGGGATGTGTCTGTGCCCATCAGATACCGGTAATAGCCAAGCTCCGCGTTCTCCGGATCTATCGAAAGGCCCAGCCGCCGCCGCAGATCATTCGTGGCAGACAGTGCCCCACTGTCCGTTACATAGCCGTGCTTGTCGATGGTGTAGCCGTATCCGGCGCGAATGGCGTTTGCTGCCTGGTTTGCCTGATCGCCTGTGATCTTCCCCGCCTGCATCTGCGCCCGGATATCCGCGATCTTCTTTCGGTCAGCAGCCGTCAGCATTTCGTTATCCGTCCATGCGCCACTTTTGCCGTAGCTGCCGTTCCCAGCATTGATATCCTGATGAGGCGCATAATCTGCCACACCCTTTACGGCCTTTTGGGCATAACCGTTATTGTCATAAAACACGGTATAGCCGTTGGACACCGCATACCCGCCAGCCAGGTCAGGGCGTCGGCTCATATCTGCGCCAACGCGATAGGTCACGCCGCCCTGCTTGTAATTCTTCTGCTTGGAATTGCTGGTCGGTACGCCGTAAATGCCGCCGTTGTTTCTGCGGTCATACTCAATGCCGCCGAAGCTGCCTTTGCTGCTGCCACTGGCCCCGCCGGAGCTGCCGCCGTAGGTCTGGCTGTAGGTCTTGTTGGAGCCGGTCATATTCGGCTCCCTGCCGCCGTATTTGTCGTTGATCTTGTTTTGCCGCTCCTGCGTCAGCTGTGCCCGTTCTGAAGAGGATAGGTCTGTCCGCTGTAATTCCTTGGAATAGTCTTTGTTTTTGTCATAGTACCCTGCCATCAGGTGGTCCCTCCTTTTGCTTCCAGCGCAGTGACGCGCTTGTCGATGTTCTGCACGGTGGTTTTAAGCGTAGCGACGTCCGATTGCAGAGTGCCCACAGAGGATTGCAGCGCCGTCACGTTCTGGCTCAATGTCTGTATGCTGTTATTCAGCCCGGAAACCGTTGTCTCCAAGGTGGTGATCTGCCCCTGCATCGCCGTGACGCTGGACTGCATGGCCTGCATGTTGTTCTGCAGCGCCGCCACGATCAGCACCATTTCCGCCGTACTGGTTCCTGCCGAAGACAGGGTGCGGGTAAGATTGGAGTTATTGAACTCCAGCCGCTCCCGCATATAGGAGATATAGTTTTCCAGCGTCCGCAGGCTCCCGGCAGCGTCCTGCGGGTCCAGATGGTTCAATTCCTTGTCAAAAATCGCCATGCTACACCTCCGAACCCACCCGGAACCGCCGGATCATGCCAAGGATCGCGCACGCTCCCTGCCCGGACAGCCGTACCTCGTATTTGTCACACCGTCTTGGCCGTACCGGGAGCAGCTGCGGGCCTTTCCCGTGAAGGCTTCCGATTTTCTCCCATTTCCCGTTGTCGCACCGTACCTCCGCCTGCATCCACGCCTTCTCTCCCAGCTCAAACCGGAGATACAGGAAGGAATATACCTTTTTCCCCTCCATGGTCTCGTAGAAGGGCGTAAACGTGGCGCTCCAGGCAATGACCTCGCTGCCCGTGTCCGCATCCAGCGACCACAGGGACCCATCGGAGGACAGCATATAAAGGAAACTGTTGTACCGGCAGAAATCCAGTGCCTCCGTGTCATCCTCTTCCAGCCATACTCCCTGCTGGGTGTCATACACCAGAAGGTGCCACACGCCGCCGCTCTTGGCGGACATATAGTAATTCTTGCCGTCCGTCCCGCTGACGGCATCCGTAAACCGCTTGGCTCCGAACGTCTGGGATACCAGAGACGGCGTACCGCCGGAATAGGCGTACACACCGTCCGGCCCTTTGTAAAAGAGAACGTCATTGATGACCTGCATGCTCTTGAAACTCCCCTCCTGTACCCCGGTAATGTCCGAGGTATAGAGGGCGTATTCCGCAGGGTAGCTGCCCAAAATCTTGTGCAGCAGGTTTTCCTTCCAGAAAAGCACGGAGGAACTCAGCTTGCAGCACCCGGTAAAATTCCCGGCAGAGCCAACCGCCAGTGCGTAGGAATCCGTGGAGATTCCCTGATACACGAAAAAATTTTTCGGATCTCCCAAAGAGGACGCGTAAATGGTCTTGTTGGCGTTGCTCACACCCCAAAGCCGGTTTTCACTCTCGCAGATGAAATCCAGATCCGGGATCTTCCGCTCGATTTTCATGGTACCCGCTTCCGTGCAAGCCGCCAGCGCGTTTGCGGAGAATGTCAGCTTGTCTCCATCCACGGCCTTGATGACGATATCCTTGTTGTTTTCCTTTTTTGTGGTGCAGCCGGAGATCGTGATCCCGTCCCCGGCAGAGAATTTGGAAGAAAGCCCTGCCCCCGTCATGGTGATGCTGTCGGTGGTCACAACGGCGTTGGCCTTTTCTGCACTGGCTCCCAGCTCGTGCAGCGTGGACGTGTTCAGGTCCAGATATTTCTTGTCCGGCCAGATCACCAGTTTTGTGTTGACCACGGCAAACTGCTTTTCACCTGCCGTCACTGTCCCAACCGACTTTCCGTCATAGATCAGGCTTGTCCCGTCCACAACCACCAGCTTGTTCCATGCGGTCACGGCGGTAGGGGACACATAGTCCCCCACCGGCAGCCGCCGCAGCCGTGTAGACAGATAGGGATACCTGCGGGTAGAGAGGTTTCGGCAGGCAGAAAAATTCCCGTCCGTAAAGTTGTCGGAGAAATTGATCCCTAAAAACTCTACGATCTGCTGTTTCGTTTTCTGCTCTGCGTATTTAAGGTTTGGAAGATACATAGCCCCTCCTTACATGGTCTTGAACCAATTCCCGTCCGTTGCTGGGCGGTTCGTCCGCCGGTAATAGCTCCGGTATTCCCGCATGGCGCTGTTGAACACGGCCATGTCATTGGTGTACAGGTCTGTTTCCCGGTTGTACAGATCGATCATAGCGATCACATACAGGTGATACAGGCGGTCATACGGATGGGGCACCAGCAGTTCCGTTCCGGCGTCCTCCGGCCACGAATAGGATACCGGGTCCGTTTTCAGCAGCTCCACGCTCAACTGCCCGTCCAATTCAGAGAGCCAGCCGGTGATCTGTTCATCCGTGTAGAGGTCAGGCCGTACCGCCTGCGTCTGGGCGATGACCTCTGAAATGGTTTTGTTCATAGTGTCTCCTTATCCGTTCCAGTCAGCCTTGGCCTCTCTCACGTCGATATGGCAAAAGCTGTCATAAACCCCCACGCCGCCCCAATCGGGCATGAGTTCTCTTGCGTAGGCCGCTACCGCCGCCGGGGTCTGCCCCCGCACGGTAATGTCCGCCGCCGTGCCGTAGCAATGCTGGCTGTGGGCCACGCCGCCCACCTTGGTATTGTACTGCGGTGTCCGATACCCACTGTTGATGGTCACAGCCGCGCCGAAGTGACTGCGGATGCTCTGCAAAACCATCACCAGCCGGGGCGCTACCAGCACGGCGTCAGAGCCGTCCTTGCAGGCAAATTCTTTCACTATAAAATGGGTGGACAGCTTCTTGCTGCCGTCCTTCGCCTTGGAATAGGCGTTGATCTCTACCATGGGTTTCTCTCCTTCCGGCTCACACGCATCCCCGCTTTTCTTTTTCCACACCAGGAAGAACGGGATCACCCGCCCGTCCCCGGTAAAGCCCTTGCCGTCCCTGCCCATGAAGCAGGTAGACCCGCCGCCGTCCATCATAATGGCGTTGTCCCAGCCGGACGCGGCCAGCAGGTCACGAAGCTGCTCCGGCGTCCGCCGGTCACGGCTCACATAGTAGGCGAACCGCCCGTTCTTGGTGCCGATGGCCGTCCGTGGCGCACGGTAGCGCATATCCGCTCCGCAGATGACGGGGCTGATCTTCTTCCCGCCGATGATGAGGTGAACGCACTCCATGTAATTCCGGTCCCCGTTGGGTACGGTTTTCACGCCGAAGTCTGCCGGGGTGTCCCAGCTGATGGCCCACGCCCGGTAATTGGGGGCCTTGCGGGCCTGCCCGTCTGCCTTCAAATGGCAGGCCGGTGTCTGGTTCCGCAAAAAAATGGAGCCATTGCAGATAGCGTCCCCGCCCGCCTCCGCCAGCATCTTTTTCAGGTTGGCCGTGGTGGAGCGGAGACGCTTCCGGTTGAAATAGATCTTCAAAAATTGGAGATCGGAGAGCGGGACGGTGCCCGCTCTCGTGCTCATGTGTGAGCCTCCGTATTCTGTTTCCCCTGATCGCTGGCCTGACGAATGGCATCCAGCATATTTTTAATAAAGGCGGGGTAGGGGATCCCCATCACTGCCGTATTCTCCAAAATCGACAATCCCTCGTTGGCGATGAAAAACATACACACAGCGTCACGGGCAAAGTCGCTGGATGTGGCCTGATCCAATAATGCCCCCATCCATACCAGCGCCAGCATGACGCACTTCTTCGCCAGCCCCTTGAACCCGGCGTCGGAACTCAGCGCCCCGGTGCCGCTTTTGCTGGACTTATGCCAGATGGCCGCTACCATCAAGCCGGTGGCGTAGTCCAGCACCATAAAACAGATCAGCACTTTCAGCGCCATATCCCAGCCCCCCAGCGCTTGGGCGATGGCGGAGCCAGCCACAGCCAGCACCGCCAACACCGTATTTTTGATATGCATTGCGTTCATAGTGTCCCTCCTTTCGGTGGTCACACCCGCACGGCCTTCTCAGGATGACCGCCCTCGTCCCACGTAATGTCGTAGGTGCCCTCCGGGGTCTCCACCCGCACGGTCTGACCGGCCTTCGTGACATCGTGCCGCATGTAATCATACAGGTGACGCACGTCGGCGCTTTCTCCCTCATTGGGGATGAAGCCCTCGGCCATCTCCTTGTCGGTCCAACTGGCCACGCCGCCGTCCGGGTTCAGGTGGAAGGTGGCCCCCGCCGCTTTCAGCTCGGCATTGATAGCCTCGATGGTCTTGCCGCTCTTGCAGCCCTCGTTGATGATCTCAGCAAACTTCTTTTCCATAATGTATACCCCTTTCAAATTTACGGTTGATTATTCAACCGGTTTCAACTGTTCGGTTGATTACTCAACCGGTTTCAACTGTTCGGTTGATTATTCAACCGGTTTCATTTGTATCTGGGGGTCCTGCCGGAGGATTGACCTCCGGCTTTTTCTCGCCCAAAATTTCCCCCGCCTCGGCCTCGGTGATAACGCCCTTTTTCACGGCTGTACGTACCATATCCTCCGTCCAGAGGCCCTGCGCGTACCATCTTGCGATTTTGTCTCTCATATCAGCCCTCCAAAAGTGTGTCGGTCATCATGGCGGTGTAGGCGCTCTGCGCCTCGATGCGGTCAAGCTGCGTCGGCTCCGGCGTTGGCTCAGGCTCCGGCTCCGGCACGACCCCGGCGGTCATCTTGACCACAACATTGCCCTTTACCTCGATGTCCACAAACGGGAACGTCTCCGGCACGGCCATACCCGCCGGGATCACCGCCCAGCCGGGAGGCGGGGATGTGATCGCGTCGGAGGTCTGGTTGCTGTGCGCCCCGTTTTCCAGCGCCTCGATCTCAATAATTTGCATAAATCCTCCTTAGTCATCCTTGTAAACAAGCAAATAACGGTATGTTTTGCCAGATACATTAAGCAGAAAATACGCTGTGTTATGGGAAACAGACGTTAAAGTAAACTCATTATCTGTTAAAGCAGATACTCGCAAGCCACCATCTTGCGTTGTCGTACTAACGCGGGAAAAAAAGATGGATGGGAAATAATAGTAGTCCGCAGCGGAAATATCGTTTGGGAGTAATCCAAAAGCATACTCAGGATATTCATCTCTGTCACTTATGGACTTAAAAATCAAGAAAAACTTCGGCTTGCTATTTGTCCTTAACGTCAGTGTAGTTGCGCCTGTCCCCGTATACGTCCCGATCTCGATACTTGCCGCCCCCGCAATTTGCTTTAAGGGGATATTGACCATATTCCCCAGCACATCTACAAGCCCCGGCTCGTCCTTAAACGTGGTGTCGGGGGTGTAATAAATTAAGAGTCTGGCAACCGTGGCCTGATTGTGAAAAACAAACACCCCGTTGCCATAAGCCATGCTGCTGGATTGGGCCGCAACACCGTCATTGACAAAGCTCTCAAAATTTAAGCCATCAAGCGCTACATAAGTGCTTGTGCTGTACTTGATGAGTACGCAATTATCGCTATAAGCAATCTGTTGCGTAACAGTTGTACTGTTAAGATAAGTTGGCGATGATGTTTCCCAATTTCGCAGATCATCGCTCTGCATAACCACAAACGCAGAATACACAAAATATTTGCCCTTAAATCTTATAAGCGACGCATCGCTAACTGCGGCCGTTGATGTCTCCGCACTAAAAACCGTGTCAAAACTGTTTGCAGTAAGTCTTACAACAGATACGGTCTTGTTGACTGAGGTCGCAATATAAAATCCGTCAGGGCCATCTATGCCATTGGCTCCGGAATTTAGGGAGGATGTAGCTCCGCCAAGGCTATACGGATTGCTCCACGTTATCAGGTCATCGCTTAAATAGGTTTTGCCTTGCGCCTCGATGACAATAAATTTTTGCAAAAAAACGCTGTAAAAAACGGAATATGCCATGTAAGTGGTTGTAAGCTCGGACACTTTTTCCCACGTCTCTAAATCTGCGGAGGAGTAAAACACTACGCTTGGCGTAGGGCGCGTGGCCATGAGATAATACACGCCATTGACATATAGCAGCTTATGGGCGCCGATATAAGCGCCGCTGACCTCAGGCGACACCTTAAATTGTGTCCACGTTTTTCCGTCCTGAGATTTTATGCCATAGACCGCGTTGGCCTCAGTTGGGAAAGAAAAAAACATACCGTTTACAAACTGGATAATCTGGTGGACATTTACAGACGTAACACTACCAGTGGCGCTCCCCTTTTGCCAATTCTGTCCCGCGTACACATCTACAACCGGATAGGTGCCCTCCAATATGCTCTTGCTCAGCACATCCAGCACCTCATCCGGCACAGCGCCGGTGTCCTTGCCAAACTTGGCCGCCGTGGCATCTTTGAGTATTTCATCCTTGGTATATGTGTCAGTTTCCGGCAGCTGGCTTGCAGGCACCTTGCCGTCCGCGCCCAGAGACGCCGCGCCAATGGCCGCAGGGGTAATGGGGTCCTCCCCATCCTTCCCGTGCTGGCTGGCGTGTGTGGCCGCCGCCTTGCCTTCCAGCGCCTTTCGGATGTCCGAGTGGGCGGCGTTGCTCTCATTATGCGCCGTTACATAGCCCTGCGCCTCCACCTTGGTAGCGAAGTCACCGCCCACAACTGCCTGTGCCTTCTTCGCCCAATACTTGGCGTTGTCCGTGTCCTCCCCGGGGCGTGTCCCGGTTCCGCCCACCGCCCAGCTTTGGGCGGTTTTGTTGATTCCGTCCACACTGGCCGCACTCTGCGCCGCCGCTGCGGCTGCCGCACTGGCCTGAGACGCGGAGCCGGATGCCGCCGTTTCACTGGCCTTTGCGTTGGTCTCGCTTGCTTTTGCGTTGGCCGCTGCTGCTTCTGCCGCCGCTTTTGCGGTGGTAAACAGTGTCTCCAGACCATCGATTTCCGCCTGCAGCTGGTCCTTTTCGCTGGGCGTGATGGTCCCGGCGTTCCCGGCACTGTCCGGCAATTCGGAATCCAATACCCTGAAATGCCCCGCCGCCGTGGTGATGGCTTTTGTGGTGGTCTCTCCGGATACCAGTACGCCCTTGATAGTAATGGTCGCCACGCCTGCGGCTTTCAGTGCCTCGGATGGTACGTCCACCTCGTAGGCTCCATCCACCAGCGTGTCCAGCCCAAGCACCAGCGCAACGGAAGTGTTCCCCAGCGCATCGGTAAAATACGCCGTCTTGGCGGTGCCCTCCCATGCAGGGCCGAATGTCATCCGCAGGGTCACGGCGTTGTGGGAGCCGGTGGCTCCAAACGCTTCCCCGGTATATTTGATATACATGTCCTCAACGGACAGTGAAATAATGCGATTCATACGCCCTCCATAGAAAATGCGGGCAAACGGCAGGAAACCGTCTGCCCGCATCGGGTTACATATCGGCCAAAGCCTTGGCGCTGTTCTTCTGCGCCGCCATCTGTGCCTTGTAGGCTTCCATTTCCTGTTTCTCTGCGTTCTGCAGCACCAGCAGGAACTTCCGCTTGATCTGCACAGTCTCACCACGCATAATGCGGATGATCTCACCGTTGACGCCCACGATAATATCGCGGGAATCCGTGCGGCCCATGAGAGGTGCGGTATACTCTACCAGTTCCTCATTGGGATCCGTTACCTTCTTAGCTTCGCTCATTTTGTCCTCCTATCAGGCGCTGACGGTCGTTTCGATACGGACCATGTACTGCTGGACCAGGATTTCCGCCGTCTTGGTGGCCTTCCATCCAACGGTGGCACGCTGATCCAGGGGATCGCCGGAACCGGCGCTGCCCAGCTGCTTGACGATGTGCTGCAAACCGCCGCCGGAGATATCGGTGATGCCGTAGGCATCATCCGCAAGGATCAGGGTGGAGTACACGTCCCGCTTGTTGGCGACCTCCGTGCCGGTGGCCTTGTTCTTGGCAGCGTCCTTCCACACCTTGGCGCGGCTGGACTGCACAAAGCGGACACCGTACAGCTCGCCGATCTCGTTCTTGTAGACGTTGGCGGTGTCCACATACTCGTGGGGACTCTTCCACTCAGGGTCCTTCATCAGGTCATACTTGGCGTTGGGGTGGATGATGCCCACATAGTAGCCGTTGATCTTGGGAGCGTCCTGCGCCTCCAGAGTGCGCACGGCCTTCTTGATGGCATCCACGGTCAGATAGTTGTTCTCGCTCTCGGTGGCGCTGCCGCCCACCAGATTGGCGCGGGCAGTCACGGAGCCGTCGGCGTACTGGACAATGGTACCGGCGTTCAGAATGTCGCGGGTGATGGTGTCCAAGGTGCGTCCGGCCTGAGAGGCGATCAGCTTGGTGGCCTGCACCACATTGTTGTCGATAGCTGCCAGAATCAGCATATCGGACAGGGTGACGTAGCCGCCGTACTGCTTCACGGTGGCCTCCAGCTTCTTCACGTTCAGGCTCTGGCCGTCAGGGGTCACGCCTTCTGTCAGGGCGGTGGTCATCTCAGGCAGGGGGTCATACTGGCGGAACTCAATGGTCTTGCCGCCGTTCTTGGGAATGGGGCGCTTCTGGCCAAACTGGTCATGCACAAGCTCCGGCTCTGCCAGGTCGATCAGATAGTCGGAGTAATAGGTCTTCATCTCCGCAGACAGGTCCTTGCCCTCGCCCGTCTGGGCAGTTGTGTTGGTCTTCATGTCCGCGAAGATCTGCACGAACATAGGGAACATAAACAGAGTGTTCATAGAGTAGCCTCCTTGTTGTCAGTTAAAAGTGATAGTTTCCCCCATCGCAGCCCGTCTGGCGATCTCCGCCCGGTCTGCCGGGGTCAGTTTGGAAACATCATCCTTCACAACAACGGCACTCTTGGGCGCGGCTCCGTTCTCCTGCGGTCTGGCCCCTCTGGCGCGGATATTGTCCGTTACGGTCTTCTCCGCCTGTGCCGTGGCCTTGCTGAGAAAGTCATCCATGTGCAGGACCTTGTATGCCTGCTCCACGCTGACGCCTCTTTGCAGCAAGGCGAGGAAATCGGGATTGGTGTTGATCTCGGTGGGCAGGTCGAAGTCTGCCAGCAGGGGGTCCTGCTTCATGGCCTCCGCCTGATCCATCCACGAGCGTAGCTGCTGTTCACTGCGCTGTCGGGCGTAATAGTCCTCCTGCGCCGCTCTCAGCCGTGCGTTCTCCTGCTGCATCTGCTGATACTGCCGGTACTGCTCCACGCTCATACCGGCTTCCTCCGCAGCCTTTTCCCAAAGAGAATTGTCCCGATCTACCGCCGACCGCAGGGCTTCAATGTCGCCGGGTGCCGTACCGTAGCGAAGAGACAGAGCGTCCAGAATGGGCTGCTGTGCGTTCAGTGCCTTGCCCTGATCCGCCACGATGCGGCCCTGATCCTTTACCTTTTTCAGCCGTTCGCCTACGATCCGCTGTACCTCAGCATCGAAGTCCGCCTTATAGTCACCGTTGATCAAATCCTTGAAGGATGCGCGTTGGTCTTTCTCCCCGGCGTCAGGAGCCGCAGTCTGCTTTCCGTAGACTACCTCGCCCGTTTTGGCCTGCTGGGCGGCGTCAGGCCCGCCATTGGTCCCGCCCGTCTCGGCTCCGCCCTCCCCTGCTCCGCCGGACGCCCCGGAAGCGCCGCCGTCAAACAGAAACAGGCACATCGCCTTGACAAAAAAGTGTTTCATACGCTTGCTCCTTTATCATTCTTGCCGCATTTGCGGCTTGGAACACAAATCAAATTTCCGGGCATCCACCCGTATATGGGCAGGGTATCCCGCCTCTAAACTCATCAGCCCCAGCACGGCAGCCTTCCACAGCTCCCCGCAGGGTCCTCTGGCCGTCAGCATGAATACGCCCGGTCCCATGGTCTCATCCTCTACCGTCACGCCGCCGGTGTTTTTGCACCAGAGGTAAAGCGTCTGGCAGATCGCGGAGACGGCGGCACATACCACGTCCTTACCGCTCTCCGCGTAATCGGCATGGCCCCGGCATTCCAGCCGGAACCGGTCTCCCTGTCGGCTGGCGTAAACACGGGTCATGCCCTGCTCCTTTCAGCCAGCCGTTCGCCGTAGCTCTTCTTGTTGGCGCTGATGGCGTCCTGACGGGCCTGTGCAATGGTCGGACCGCCGCCCTGTCCGGTCTGGCTTTGGTATCCCGGCTGCTCCACGCTCATGCCTGCCGCCGCCTGAAACATGGCCAGCTGCTGCTGGAGCTGCTGTACCACATTCAATAGCGTCTGCCCCTGCTGCACCTGCTGCAGGATCTGCTCCTTACCCTCAAAGTCCATCATGGACAGGGCGATGATGCTCTGCTGGGCGTTCTCCGGATTGAAGAATCCAAGTCCGTACAGTTCTTTTGCCCGCTCATACTGGGCTTCAATGGTGAAGGGGCTGCGCTTCTGTGGTTTGATCTTCAAGTCGAACACGGGACGCCGGAACATCTGCGCCGCATTCCCAGGCATCGCCACCGGCTGGTCCTGCATCCCGGCGTTGTTGAAGTCCACAAATTCCATCTGCCCGCCCTCGCCCAAAATGCGGAAGGTGCGGGTCTCCGTATAAAACTGCCGGATCAGCTCGATCACCAGAGAACACACCTTCCGGTACGCCCGGTAGCTGCCCTGGATCATGTCACGGCTCACCTTGTTGCCGGATTCCTGCAGGGCCGCGATGGCCGCAGCCGCCGTCACGCCGGAGGTGCCGCCGCTGTTCATGTCCCGGTTGGCGCTGGTCTCCTTCATCTCGTCGATCTTCATCTGATAGACATCGATGTAGTTCCCTTCCAGCGAGGGCGGCACAATGGGCTGCAAATGCTCGCTGTCCAGTCTCGGCAGCTCGCTGTGCACGATGGCGCAGTTTGCATCTTTCAGCTCGTCCTCATTGATTCCCGCCTGCGAAGATGCAATGTACCGGGTCTTTGTGCCCAGCAGACTCCGCTCCAGAATGTTCTGGCCCAGCTTGTCGATGTAAAGCTGAGGGTTCTTGCAGATGGCGATCATGCCGAAGCCGTACGGCGTCCCCGCTTCCGGGAACATGGTGTCGAATACCACCGGATACAGGCCATGGTCATAATAGCCGCGCTCGGCATAGTTGGCGTCATTCTCACTGGCATACAGGATGCAGTCTCCGGAGAACTTGCAGTAATGCAGCAGCGTCTTCCCGGTCAGGTCCTTCTTCTTGTAATACCAGTCCCACACTAGACACTTCCCCGTCCAGTCCACATTGGGATCGTAAGAGTAGGCGTAGTCATCCGGCGTGGCCGTCTCCAGCTTGCCCTTGTACTGCGGGAACCGCGCTTCCAGATCCGCCGTCTCCGCCACGCCTGCGATAAACAGGTTCCGGCTCTGCTGAATGTCCTTGACACCCGGCTCCCAGTAAACGTCCAGCAGGTCAAGATCGTGAATATCAATGTCGCCCAGCCCATTTTCCTTCTCCGGGTCCCACCCGACGAAATACGCGCCGGTGCCGTGTTTCAGCTTACCCCACCAGGCATCCGCATACACGTCCTCAAACTCCGCCGCTTCCATGACGCAGGGGAGAATTGAGGACAGCTTCTTGGCCTCCTGTTGGTCTCCTGCCTCTCTCGGAAGCACGTTCGGCTCCGGGTAGTTGTCCATGGCGTCGGCGTGTTTGTTGGTAATGGCGTTAAACAGCCATGCGGAGGACGGCTCCGGCACATCCGGGTTGAACTTCTTCCGCACCGCTTCCCAGTGCCGCACCCGATACCACAACTCATCCTCTTTCAAACGGTTTTCCAGCAGGCTCTTTCCGTCCTTATACTTCCGCACCGTCTCCGCCGCCTTGCGGATGTCATCCACCTTGACTGCATCCCCGGTGGACATCTGCCCTGCGGGCTGCGGCTGCAGCTGAGGCATGAGACTGCCAAGCCCCATGCCCATCGCCTTATTGAATAAGTCCTGTCTGTCCATACGTCCTCCATCAGTATTTCCGGAACCATGCGTAATCCCGGTCCTCCAGCTCATCTGCGTCCAGAGGGCTGTACGGCTTCACTGCCGCCGGGATGCGGATGGTCTGCGCCACCGGGTATTCCATGCACATATACCGGCACTCGTCATAAATATGGTCCTCGCCGTCGGTATCCACGTCCTCAACGTCCGTCTCGCTGTATACCAGGTTCGGCACCGTCCGGATGAAATGCTTACAGGTGTTGAACACATACAGCATGGGGATGCCCTGCCCGTCAAAGGCCAGCCGGTTGTGGATCTGCATTTTGCCGTTTAGCCGGTCATGCTGTCCTGCCTCCCAGAACACGCCCTTGCGCTCCATCACCGCCGCCACGCTTTCCGTTCCGCTGTTGCCAAAGATAGCCGGATCTGCCACGCCCCGCACCGTCCGCCCCTGCAAATTGGGGTCTTCCCGCTCAATGCGGCGTATTTCCTCCGCCACATGGTCCGGCGTCCACTTCACGCCCTCATTAGGCGTTCCCGTGCAGCCGTACAGCTCCCGGATGCGATAAAGCCGCCGATCCTGATCCACGGCGTACCAGCCCACGGAGAAGGGCCGCGTATAGCCCCAGTCCATCGCCCGCCACACATTCCAGTTTTCCGGAATGCGAAATGGTTCAATGACATGGGTCTTGATATGGTCTCTGTAATGCTCCCGGTCATTGATCCATTCGCGGAACACCTGCCCGGAGAAGCTGTCCCAGTTGCCGTCCAGCAGCGCTGCCCGCTCCGCCTCCGGCAGGGACGCCAGGTTTAAAATGTAATTGGGGTCATTCCGCAGAAGCGCGGCATTGTCCGTCACCTTTGCTGGAATAAAGATCCGGCTGCGCCTGCCCTCCTGCTTTTTGCCGTCAGCCCCCATCCAGGAAACATCCTGCCAGATGGTCTGCATGGGCGGAGCCGCCGTGATAAAACGGTCTTTCACCCATCCGTGGCCGATGCCGCCGGGGTTCGCCGTGGCCCGCATATAAACCCGCGTTCCCGGTCCGTTGGGCCGGTTCCGGGAAAACATGTAGCTGTATTCCTCCCATGTGAAATGGGTCAACTCGTCAAACGCGATGAAGTCATACGCCTGTCCCTGATATTTCACGCGGTCTTTGGTGTACTGCATGGAGCCAAAGATGATTTTCGCTCCGCTTGGGAATGACCATGTGTGGCTGCTGCCGTTGTATCTGGCCTTTGGGTATACACGCGGGTAGTAAGATAGCGTCTTGTCGATCAACTCCGCCAGCTGCGGATAGGTCTTTCGCAGAATCAATCCCTTGTACCATGGGATATCCACCTGCCGCAGGGCCTCGATCACCAGTGCGTCGCTCTTTCCGCCTCCGGCGGCACCGCCATACAGCGCCTCCCATTCCGGGCGGCTCATAAAAATAGCCTGTCTCGGCTGCGGCGTCCAGATCACATTCACAGCTTTTCCTCCGGCAACACCGACGGCATCTGCACCACGCCTGTAGCAGTCTCGTCTACGGCGGAGTCCTTCGCCTGCGTCCACTTGTCAATCAGCGTTCCCATTGCCGTTGTAATCTGGCTGGGCGTCGCCTCTGCCAGCTTTTCCGGGTCATTCAGAACCGCCAGACATTTGCCGATGATTTCGCACACCACATCTTTCTGGTTTTCCATGTATGCCAGGATGTCCGCCGTGTTTTCTTCTTTTTTCTGATTGCACAGTTCTGCAATGTCTGCATTTTCCTGCACGAACTTCTTCACGGTGTTCAAAGAACAGCCGTTGACCTTAGCGGTGGCGTTATAGCTGCCAAGCTGCACGTAGTCCGCCAGTATTTTCTTTTTCTGCCGGTCTGTCAGTCTCGCAGCCATTGTCACCACCTCAAATCAATTTTGCTACCGGCCCCCACCCCTTGGCCTTGCATAGCAGTCTTTACCCGCCCCGAAGGGCACTCTACTCTGAATGGCTCTTCCAACTAAGCCACAATGCGCAATGTCCCCTCTGGGCCACATCGTTGAGAGGTGCGAGGGGTCCTGTCGCATGGCGGGTGCGACCCGCCGCCCCTGATTAGTGGGGTGCATCAAGCGTGCGGCATATAGTCCCCGGCACTCCGCCGGGGTCAGGAGGAAAGGATGAAAAATGGAGGTGTAGGTTGGTGGCTTCCCCTACATCTCCATTTTCTCATATTTATTTGCACAATCGCAAACCTATATTTACTGTTTTCCTGCTTTAGCAGCCGCTTTTTTCAACTTTCTTCTTTCTAATCGCTTTCTTTCTGCATCATAATGCTTTTGCGCAAAAATGCAGTCTGTGCACTCCGCTTTTTTGCATTCAAGGCAAGCCTTTATTTGCTCGGCTGTATCATAACAATTTATCTCATCCTTTCGTTTTCCCATTTAGATTACTCACCCCTCCGTATCTGACTTTCCTCAGCTCCGGGTAGCGCTCCGTAAATGGAAGCAGCTCCCGCTTTCCGCCAATAATTTGCGCCATCACCCTGTCCATGTGTTCCTGCATCACGTCCGCTGCCGGGTCACCGGAGTTGAGGGCGGGCGTGTACTCCTTTTGGGTCTGCTCCCATGCCTCCGTCAGCCGCATGATGCGCTCATACCCCCAGCCCTCCGTCTGGTGGAGCGTCATTTGCAGGGTGTCGATCATGTACTGCGAGATCATCCGCTGGGTCGCCTCAACCTTTGCCTGTGCGTACTGCTCCGCGTACCGCTGCATCCCTGATGTCTTACCCATCGGTGCCCTCCCTGCGCTCGCCGTGGCTGCAAAAGTCATCTGCGCACATCGTTTCAAATGATTTCATACATTTGCCTTTCGGGCCGTCATCTGCCCCATAAGTATCGGGGTCATCATCCCAGTGTACACAGTCCTCGCACCGCACCACCGGGGCCACGTCGGCAGCGGGCACTTTTTGCAATTTATCAAGCAACCGGCTTACCCGCATCACGGGCGCCATGCACGCCTCGCTTACCCACTCATTCGCAGCTTTCACCGCCGTTTCCCGTTTAATGTATTCAGCCATTGCCAGCCCTCCCATAAAACGCTTCTAAGTCATCCTGTGCCTTGTCCACGAAATCAGGGCAAACTACGCACTCCGGCAAATGGGCATCCGTCATGGGGTCAACCCATCCGAGGCAGTAGATACGGTCTTTCTTGCCGTCGTTCCATTCGTGGGACGGACGCCCTCTCTTGCCAAACGCACACTTAACCGTTGCCATCCTTCATCTCCTCCAATGCTTTCCCCGCCTCTTCGCGGGTGAGAAACACAGTCTTGCCGATTTCATCAACCGGTACGCCGAAAATGGATTTATCAACAAACCCGGCTACAATATCCCATTCAATGAATGTACAAAACAATTCCACGCGAATTGCCTTTACTCGGTATTCGCTTATGGTTTTTCGACTTGTAACCTCATACAACGTATCTCCCGCCTTGCACGGCGGTACCACCAGCCGCCCGTCTCTGTCGGCTTTTACCAACTGGCGGAACCTGTCCAGTGCCTCACTGGCTTTTTGGTTTCCAATTAAATCCTGAAAAAACACAACAAAAGATTGAAACGCTTCTGGCGTCATGCCCGTGTCTAAATACTGACGCAGCAGCGGGCAGTGCGCCGCCTGGACCGCCGTGCAGAACCCGCCGACCGCAGTACAGTTCCCGTTATCCTCATGCCTAAAGTGGCAACGCAGGCAATTAACATTTCCCATCACATTCCCTCCCTTTCATACCAAGGCTTAAAGTTGATAATCTGTTCGTAGAGGTGGTTTGCTCTGCCATCGAAACAGATTGTACGGTCATCGACATGAACGATGGAGGGAACTTTTCTCGCTTGAATTTGCACCATCGGGAACCCGTAGTGTTTCAGCCATTCAGCAATCGCCGCCTGTCCTTCAAAGGACTCCGCACGAGAAGAACAGATGACCACACATAAACCATCGCTTATGAGTTGTTCAATGACCTCTTTAATCCCTTCTACGGGAGGGTCGGGGATAACAGCGGCACCCTTCCACCCGCTTCGGTAGGAATGAATTACGCCATCGAAATCAAAAGAAACCGTTGGAATATACATACTTCACACCCCCGCAACATGGCTTGCCAGCATATCGGCTTGGTGCGTCCACAGCACATTCGGATACTGGCGGACGGCTCTGGTGTAATCGTTCCACTCGGACTTATCGGTGAAAGCACCCATGTGATAGCGGATACACATGATTTCTTCATCAGTCAGTGTGTAGAACTGAGAGAGAAGCATGACGGACTTATCGCCGTGGCCTTTCAGAAGGGTGTCGGGGTTGTACTCCCATGCCTGTTCGTCATAGATTGGTGTGCTTCCACCATTAAATTCTTCAATGTGGCCTGTTACCGGGTGGCGGTACTGGTCGATCTTACACAGGTCATGGAACATACCCACGATGAAGGGAGAACGAGCCTTGCGCCAGATCAGGTGATTGGCCTGAGTGAGCGCCAAAAGGTACTCCGTGACCATGCGGGAGTGGTTCAGAAGACCGCCCTCGTAATTGCCGTGGTACTTGGTGGAAGCAGGGGCAGTAAAGAAGCCGTAGGCCATCAGGTACTCCATCATGTCATCGGAAACAACAGAGGTTCCGTCAGGCAGCTTCATGAAGTTCAGAAAATCGGTCACTTCGGACTTGGAGAAGCAGTCAGCCATGATAACCCTCCCCAAAATATTTCTCGCACTCGCTCACAGAGCAATCGCACATATTGAGAGGGTGACTATCGTCCCACTCCCCAAGTTCTGCTTCTTTTACCTCAACATGGCGAGAAAAGGTGTCCAGAGCTTTAGATGTAACTTCTTCGAGAGCGGTCTTTACATCTCGCTTGCTACAATCACCAGCGGGGTCAACGAAATAACCTGTGAATTTGAAAATCTTAGCCATTTTCGTACTCCTTTCTATGATACTCTTTCTGGTTCCCCTCTGCCCATTCTGCGTGCTCACGCAGCGCATTTACGAGGTTTGTATCTCTCATAGTTCCTCCCTTATGTCTCCGCCCCATTGCTCCGCCATGGCTTTGGCGATGCCGGGGAAGGTCTTGCTTCGTTCTTTCGCATGGTTACTCCCTAACCACCATATTCTGGCTCTTTCCTTTTCCGGTAGCGTCATCATATACTCGTACACATTATTTGTTTCTTTCAAGAGCGGGAGATTTTTGAGCCATAAAGCTGTTTTTTTCCGCTCCGGGTGTCCGAATTGCCAAGGGTTGATAATCTGATCGGGTTTACGATAGAGCGAACTCATAACGCAAATTGGGTTCTCAATAGCAATCCGCTCAACATCTGCTTCCGCAAACTTCAGGAAAAATGCTGCCGCTTCGTATTTCCAGCTAAGCGGTTTTACCCCGTTCTTAAACCACCTGGCTCCAGACACTGCCAAGTGTGTGCACGGCGGGTGCGCGATCAGCAAGTCCCACCTGCCCACCTCATGCGTCTGTCCGTCCATTGTGGTCAACCGCCCCCCCTCGATGGCCTTGAGCGCATCGCCTAAGATGTGCCACTCAGGATGCCCGCCGGAGGGTTCCTGAATGTCGCAGGAATACGCCTCATGTCCTAATGCCCGGAACGCCTTGCACACTTCCTGCGATTCCTCGCAGGCTATCAACACTTTCATGTGTCCTCCAATTCCCCGCCGCAGGCGGCATAGCCAGCCAGATCGATCCAGTTATCTGCTTTGCCGTGTCCGGTGGCGATCCGCGCGATCTTAAACAGGCACATCATAGCCCCCACGTCAGCGCCGGTGATGTAGATGTCGCCGTCTGTGTTGACGCATTTCTGCCGTAAGTACGGCTCCCACAAGGCCGCGATCATGTTGAAAGACGTTTCCGGGCTGCCGTAATCCTGGTCCCGTTCTCCGCACACGCACTGCTTGGCAGCGGCTAAAATCTCTTCACGGGTCATTCCTCCACCTCCGCAAGCCAGAACGCCCTTCGGCACTCCGAGCATGTGTGCCCTGCGCACTCTGGCACCTTTTTTCCGAAAATGTGACAGGGATTGATGTATAGACATTCCGCCTGGTCAACATTCGCCTCCGGAAACAGCTTCAAGAACTCGCTCTGTCTGGTTTTGACGGGATGCTCCTTTGCCCATTGCTCCAAAATAGCAACGGCCTCCTCCGGGTGGGTTTTTCTCCAGACTGTGCAGGTTTCAAACCCGACAAGTCTTTTCCAAAACTCGCATTTGTGGCACTCACAGTTGCACATTCTGCGCAACGTTTTCAAAAACTTTACAGCATCCATCATTTTTCCTCCTCAATGGTGACCTCCACACGGGAGGCTCCGGTTGTCTGATACTTCCGCACCGTCAGCAGTGCGATTGCGCTATCGTCGTTGTAGGCGTGGCCGTTCAACGCGTCCAGAATGGCCTTCGCCACGTTGTCAGCGTCAGGGCGCTTAGTGTGGGGTGTGCCGTCCATCGCAGCGGCCTTTTTCTTTGACGTGCTCTTTGGCACCGTAAAGAACGCCGTGACGGTGGCCCTGAGCGGAACGCCCGCCGCAAAGCCTTTCCCACTCTGGCACTGCCAGCACTGCACCACCTTGTCCTCGTAGTCCTGCGTTTTCTGTGGGGTGTATGGATGATGGCCGTTTTTTGTGAACCGTGGGCGGCCCTTGCCTACCGGAATGCCGGGGACCGTAAATTCAACCTTCATCGTTCTGCGCCTCCTTCGTCAGCGTCAGATCTCCATAGCAGATTTCGCCGTTCCGCAGCTCCGCACAGCGGATGGTTTTGTCGCAGTTCTTGCTTGTCCGATAGATTGAGATTCCAGCAAAAATACGCTTGCGGGCATTGATAAACGTCTTGGTTTTGATGCCCTCGCCAGCCTCGATGCCCTCGCCAGCCTCGATGCCACAGCCAGCCTTGATGCCCTCGCCAGCCTCGATGCCCCAGCCAGCCTCG